GGGCACTGGACAGGATAAACGCCGTGTGGGGCAAACAATCCGCGTTCGCACAATTAAGAACAAGACTTATCCGCCACAGCAGACAGCCTACCTCGACTTCTACTTCTCTGATGGAGGACCAGTCGACGCTGGGGGTTACGATTCTGGTAAAGAAATCGTTGCCCTATCCATCCTTAACGGAATTGTAGATCGTCGTGGTGGCTGGATGTACTATAACGACCGTAAATGGCAAGGTTCTCAAGCACTTATTGATTCACTTCGTGAAGAGATTGAGTTAAGAACTGAACTTACTACAGCAGTAATGGATACGTTAAAGTCTGCTCCGGTGTTAATGCTAAGTACAGATGAAGAGTGAGGGACAAAAACAATCGTTAAAGCATGAAAAACGATTGCAAAAGATTACGGGTGGCCAGCGCAGCGCTGCCTCCGGAGCTTTTTGGTCACGTAAGGGTGACGTTAGAGATGACGAACTCCTTATTGAGCATAAGTGGACCGGTAAAAAATCTGTGACTATTAAGTCAGAGGTTTTAAAAAAGATTACAACCGAAGCAATACTAGACAGTCGTATGCCTGTTCTAGGATTGCACCTTGATGGTGAGAATTACGTCGTTCTATTAGAGGAGGATTTCTTTGAGTTACGTAATTTAATAAAAGGTGAGTAATGCGATATAGTGATGATCCAGCATGGACCTGGAGATATGAAGCCAAGTGTCGTGGAGAAGATACAGAGATATTTTTCCCCCCACGTGATAAGGCTTTATATAAGCCTATAGCTGACAAAGCTAAAGCAATTTGTCTAGGTAAAGATGGTAGACCAGCTTGCCCGGTTAGACAAGAGTGCCTTAAAGAAGCTATAATTAATAATGAGCTACACGGAATCTTTGGCGGTATGTCGCATAGAGAAAGAAATGCAGCTCAACGTAAGTATAAGAAAAAGGGCACAACCTTAAAAGAGTGGTTAGAGAAAGAGGGCAGAAAGTATGGCAACACCTAAAACCATTGCTAGTAAGGATTTAAAAGCGTTTTTAGAAACAAAGAAAAGAACAACACGGCTTATGGGTGCTGTAGAGCGCCATGTATTAACACGTCCATTTGATGACCGTGACATGAGCTATATTCACCCATCTGATATTATTAAAGATGATTGGTGCGCTCTTGCTCAATACCACGCTGTTAGCGGCAACTACGTAGAGACTCGTGATAAAACTCCGGCTCGCCTTGCATCTATTTTTGCTGAGGGCCACACCATTCATGCTAAGTGGCAGAACTGGTTTAAAGACATGGGTGTCCTTTATGGTAAATGGTCAGACTCTACAGGAACATCTTGGGCTCTTTCTAAAGACATACACAAGAGCGTAGACTACGCAGAAGTGCCACTACGCAGCGATAAACATATGATGCGTGGCCATGCAGATGGTTGGATTAAGGGACTTGGAGATGACTGCCTAATTGAGATCAAGTCTATTGGTTCTGGCGGTATTCGTATGGATGCACCGGCTATCATGGCACAAGCAGATGATAACGTTGAGAAGGCGTGGAAAAACATAAAGACGCCGTTTCGTTCACACCAGTTGCAAGGGCAAGTTTACTTACATCTTTGTCATTTGATGGCAGAAGAAGGCTTACTACCTAGCGCACCAAAAGAGATTGTCTTTATCTATGAACTTAAAGCCAATCAAGAGTACAAAGAATTCGTAGTACAATACAACCCAGAGTTTACTAAAGATATCTTTGACAGGGCTTTAGACGTAGCTTGGGCAGTAAATAATAAACGACCACCAGTCTGTAGCACAGATCCTGCAGTAGGCTGTAAGCGTTGTGCGCCATTTCAGGAGGCAAAGTGAGTATTAGCAGAGATGTCTTAGCAGCAGTAAATGAGTTAGGTTTTTCATTAACCGCTAAACCAGAGTATAACATTCCAGACTTACCTAGAGATATTACTGAGTTAGACGACGAAGGTCTTATGGATCTATTTGTACAGTTTACTCAGTGGAACGACCACCTTGCTGGTGCACAGGCTATTGCTATTATTAATGAACGTGAGGCACAGCGTACATTAGATAACGCTGAGGCATCTAGTATGCTAAGCAACTGGACCGGTGCAAAAGGTGATCGAATTACCTTAATTAAAGCACAAATTGCAGCTAGCAAAGAGATCCAAGATCTACAACATGAGCTAGATGTAAAGTACGCTTTTCGTAAACTAATTGAAACACGCACTCTCAATGTTGAGAGAGACTCACAATTAGTATCTCGTGAGCTCACACGTCGCACTTCTGATGGTGGAGGTATGCGATCAAGAACTCGGAGGTTTAACACCTAATGCCTAGTCAGAGTAGGAAACATCGTGGATACAGATCGCAAAAAGTTGTGGCAAATTATTTGGCAGCAAATGGGTTTCCATTTGCTGAGAGCACTGGTGCTGGTCGCAGCGGTACTGATGTTACTGGCACAATCGGGATTGATTGGGAAGTAAAGGCACGTAAAGATTTTAACCCTAGTGCCGTTATAAAGCAGTTAAAGGAACGTCATAATGGAAAAGACTTACCGGTAGCTGTACTACGCTTAAACGGGCAGGGAGAAGCCTCTATTGGGGAGTGGGTAGCCCTCTTAAGACTAGAAGATTTTGTTTCTTTACTTAGGGCAGCGGGATACGGAGATACACCGTAATATAGTCTCTTAGGTGGGCATAAAACTAAGGACTACAACTCGTGATTGAAAAAGAAAATGAAGAAAAGTTCCTGCGTGTAAGCGCCGGATCTAATGCACAATCCGTTGGCTCAGCAATTGCTCACGCACTATATGAGGCCCCACAGGTCAAATTACGTGCAGTAGGTGCTTCAGCCGTAAACCAGGCAGTAAAGGCTATAGCTATAGCTCGAGGTTACGTGGCTCCACGTGGCTTAGATCTTACTTGTAAGCCTGGGTTCGCTACAGTAGAGTCTAGAGATGGATCTATTTCTGCGATTGTCTTTACTATTTCCGTAAACTAATATATTATTTATGCCAAGAGATCTCTAACAGTTAGGTACTAACAATGGCAAAATCAGATCAAGACGCAGCTCTAGCGGGTATGGCAGCACAAGGCCGTACACCAATGGGCAAAGACGGAGTTAAGTTTACTTCGCCGTCAGCTTCACCAGCAGCAGGTACTCTTATTCCTAAGAAGAACACTGCAGCCGGAGACCCAACCGCTTCAGGGACAAAAGTTTCACGTCCAAACGTGCCATCTGCCCCAGGTGGAGAACGTAACAGTGCCGCGTATTCAATTAAAGCGCGATACACAAAGGCAACAGATCCAGCAGCAGGTTTAACACAGGCTAATGGTCGCATTGTTTCGCCATCTGTAGTTCGAAGCACACAAAGCTTTGATCAAGGAATTGGCACTTCTTACTAAAATGTACTATAATAATAATAGGGGCTTAGTCAACTAAGCCTCTATTATTTACTTTGGAGGCGCAATGAGTTTAGATGCTTTGTATAGTGAAGCAAAAGAAAAGAATACCTTTGTAGCAGGCAAATGTGTAGTTGGTGCCTGGTCTATTTCCCTTGACGAAAACAATCACACAGCTTTTGAAAACTCTTTAAATGATGATGACTTCTCAACACGAGGTCTCCATGTTTTGTACAAATCTGCAGGTGCAACATTCGGTATAACGTCGCTCAAAGAGCACAGAAATGGGAACTGTTCATGTCGCTAGAAGATGCATACAATAATGCTAAAGCAGACTCAGCATTAAACTCAATTGAAAAACTATTAAAGAACAATGGTCTAACCGCAGAAGACGTAGGTAAGGTTAGCAAAGTTAGTTTATCTAACAACCCAGACGACACTAAGATTATCCTTTCTCCTAAATGGGGTGAAGGCCCAACCTGGCAACCAGTGCAGCATGCAGAGCCCGTAATAGTACAGCCAAAGGTTCGTACACCATCTCTGATCAGCAGCGACTGGAAGGTTGCGGTTGCATTACCTGATCCACAAATCGGTTATCGCAAGTATGAAGATGGGGCCTTGGATCCATTCCACGATGAAGCTGCTATGGATGTAGCACTACAAGTCGTAGGTTTGGACCACGGTCACCCTCTTGCTCAAATTATTAACCTAGGAGATTTCCTAGACCTACCTATGTATGGAACTTACGAACAGGAGACTAACTTTGCTCACACTGCCCAGCTTGCTATTAATCGTGGTCATCGTTTCCTTGCTGAGCAGCGTGCTAATGCCGGCGTGGATGCAAGAATTATCCTTCTTGAAGGTAATCACGACAAGCGTCTCAGTCGTTTTATTAACACTAACGCTGCTGCTGCTTACGGTGTTAAAGTAGCAAATATGCCAGAAGCTTGGCCTGTGCTAAGCTTACAAAACTTATTGCGTTGTGACGAACTTGGGGTGGAGTTTATTGATGGATATCCTGCTGCAGCACATTGGATCAACAAACGTCTTCGCGCTATGCATGGAGATCGCGCTAACGCTAGTGGCTCTACTGCTGCTCAGTACGCTAACTCGAATCCTAATATTTCAACACTCTTTGGTCATACTCATCGTATGGAACAACAAAGTAAAACTGTCTTTGATCGTGACCAGGCCATCAAAAGCGTCTCGTTTAGCCCTGGATGCCTTTGCCGAGTTGATGGGGCCGTCCCTTCTGTCAAAGGTGGGGTGGATGTTAAAGGCCAAGCTCTCCAGTATTTTGAGAACTGGCAGCAAGGCGTAAGCGTTATCTTCTTTAAAGAAGGTGATGATGATAGCTTCCACTTTGATCAGGTCCATATTCACAAGGGTAAAACAATGTATCGTGGTCAAGAGATTCACTCTACGGTAGATAAACTAGGAAATTTACTATAATAAAAAAGCCCCCCGTAATTGGGGGGCTTTCTTATTTGTAATTACTTACCGCAAGTAGGGCACTTAGCTGGCGCAGGCGCAGAACCTGCAAACTTTGGGCGACCAAAACCTACAATAGAAATTTGAACTTTCTTAGGGTTCTTCTTGTAGGCACGTAGCTTCTTTGAAACCTGACCGCCGTTACGCTGTGAGCCTTTATCATCTGGGCTGGTATTTCCTTCGATACACCAGACGGTTCCATCACCGTTATCTTTAATAACAATTCCTACGTGAGAAATTCTATCGACGCCATCTGCGGGAAAATCAAAATACGCAATATCTCCAGCATCTGGATCAGCTAAATCTCCGTCAATCCATGCGCCAGCTTTCTTAAAAGCTGTTGCTCCACCAGGTGTGTACACTGTATTAGGTACTTTTACTCCGGCTTCGTTAGCACACCAGTTAATAAAAGAACCACACCATGGTTGAAAATTAGCTTTGGTATACGCCCCGTATTTTGTTTGATTATCTTTAGGGCCTTCAATAGTTCCTAGTTCTGCTGTAGCTACTTCAATTAGCTTAGCTGCTGTTCCTTTTTCTGACATTATTTGTTCCAATCTTCATCTACTGGGTGTTCTTCTGGAACTTCTCCTTCTTGCTTAGCACAATTAGCGCAAGTATTAGAATGCTCAGCACCAGATGATATAACAATATCGGCTCCGTTTTGCTTAGCTTCTACTTTTAAATCAGCTTCTGTTTTAGAGTTAACATCAACTGCTGCAAAAGCCGCGTTAATTTCTCCTAAATCAAGTTTACCGTCATTCATAAAGCCACGTGCTAGCTTCTCTATGACTGCGGCCACTGCAGTTAAGCCAGCAACTGTTACGGCGTTTACAAGTGTGATCCCAGCAATGGCTCCGGCGCCAATTACGCTAAGGCCGCTAGCTGCAAAAACAGCTACTATTCTCAATAAAATATTTCCAATTGATTTCATTCTTCATCCTTCGGGTTGCGTAGTCGGTAAGTAACCGCCCAAGCAAATAGTGTGCCAATAATTGCATAACCAACTACGGTCTTTGCAGACCCATCAAGAACAACCCAGGCAATAAACATGCCTAACAATGTCCATAGTTGGTCAACCATATCTCTTAATACTCTCAAGGTTTACGTCTCCTTATTCCTTTTGACTCACCAGAGGCGCCACCGCCTCCTCCTCCGCCCGATCCACCTGTAGATCCACCGGATGTAGTTCCACCTGCGGCTGATACAGCGTTCATTGCAGCTCCGGCTGCAATTACTGTAGCAACAACCATTTCAGTTGCTTCTTCACGTTCTTCTGTAGACATATCAGCACCGATACTTCCGAGTGCTTGAAGGGCTTGACCTGGGTCACTAAATATTGCGCCAATTAACTCCGTAGGGTTCTCTAGTAATACTAGGGCTGCAGCAACGTCTGCTGTAATTATAACCTCATTGCCGTTTTCATCCTGCCTAACCTCAACAGGAGTCTCTGCAGGAAGGTCCTTGTACTCAATGCCTGCCTCTTGTATGGCTTCTGCGGTTAAGGCCTCACCAGGAGCAAGTTCTTCAATTAATTTGTCTACAACAACTTCTTTTTGTTCTTCAGTCAAAGTGCCAGCTTTAGCCGCCTCTTCTAGAACTTTTTCTTCTGCAGCCTCTTCAGCCGCTAAACGCTTCTCTTCTGCTTCTGCTTCTGCTTCGGCT